TGATCGGACAGGATCCGGAGTACATACGCGCAGAAATGAAGCGCATGATCCAGGAAACCCTGGAAAAAGATGATCGGATCAAATCAGTAGAGAATTTTAAGTTTGAATTTTCCGGGACTATCTGCAGATGTTCATTTGATGTGATCAGTATTTTTGGAAAGACAAGAGAGGTGGTGAAAGCGGATGTATGAAGATATGACCTATGAAAATATCTTACAGGGAATGCTTAACCGGGTTCCAGATGATATCGACAAACGGGAGGGAAGTGTGATATACGATGCCCTTGCTCCGGCTGCGTATTTT